CTAAACCTTTTTCGGCAGCGACATTGCTCATCTTATCGACAAACACTTTTCTCAAATCGCCTGCACTTCCAGCCTTTAAGCCTTCACCAGTTAATAGTTGCAATCTAGCCATTGGATCATTAAGGCCGACAAAATCTTTATATTTGCCTTGTACGCCTTTGACTGTAGCTGACCTCATTTGGTCTGAAATTGCGTTCAAAAGAGATGGGCTTGGATTTGTTGTATCAATTAAAGATAGCAAACCTTGTGTTGGGCCAGTTGAGAAATTTTCGCCACCTGGGGGCATTGTGTGTGGCGCCATAAATATACGGCCAGTTCCACCCATCTTCAAATTTTCTTCAATAGCCTGTAATGCTCGATTATTTTGAGAAGTTGCAGCAGCCTGATTTGATGCATAGCCAATTTTTCTGGCAATGTTTTTTTCATCCATCATGTACATTAAACCGCCTGGCGTAACAAATGAATTATTTCCAAGTGGGATGTCGCTGACGCTGGTGACTAATGTATTGCGACTCAATATATCAGTCGGATAAGTCATTATGCTGCCACCGCGCATCTCGTTATAGTTGACTGGCCGCCTTGAAACAATGCCTGGTAACTGCTCTGTCTCGTACCTTGTGCCGACTAATGGGTTTCGATTTGATGGGGTATTTGGTAAATAAATAAATTTAGGTTGTGGAGTAAGGGCGCCAAGGATTGTCCCTGGTCGTTCACCAAACATTGCTGCATTTAATTCTTCACCGGCCATACGGCCCACAGCCTTTGATGCCCGTGTGCCTGCCCTTAAAGCTGGCCCAGCCATTGGTGCGACTGCCATTCCAGCTTCAAGTGCCTCTGGCCGAATGCGAGTTGTACCGCCAAGACCGCCAGCACCTGTGGTCAATGGCTCACCATAAGACAATCTATCGAGGGTTTGGCTAATAGCTGGAGCGCTTAAAAACTTTGCAGTTCCCTGCATTTGCTGAGTACGCTGTGGCGAATAACTTTTGGCAATAACATCAGAAAGCAAACCAAGAAGTTTATTTCTTGGCGTTGCTTTTAATTCTGAGCGCAGCAATTCCTCATCATCAAGTAAGCCTGCCATGTTTACTCCTGTGCGCCAATAGCAGCGCCAAATCCAAGTTCTTCAGCTTTTTTGCGCAGTGACTTTGCCAATGGCTCGACCTTCATAATGTTGGCCTTGCCCATCATTGCTGCTGCCAACTTGGGGTCGAGCATTGCTTCAACAAGCAATTGCTGAATCTGCTGATCAGGCAATTTATAAAGAAAGTCTAACGGCCTTGTCATGGTGCGCAGTGTGGTGTTGTCAGCCAATGACTCACTGAACACACGGCCAATCATGTTGCCCATGCTCATGTTTTGGAATGTGTTTGAACCAGGGGCTTTCACGCCTGGTGCAGTTGCAGCCTGACCACGATTGATCTCGTTGATGATGTTATCCAAACGGGTCTGAGCCGCTGGCGATAATTGGGCGCCAATTTCTTCTGCCTTGGCGGCCACTTGCCTGCGCAATGCAGCAGCAGCCAAGACTGGCTCACCCGTCATCAGGTTGGGTTGGCCAGTTGTGACTTTGGCCTCGATGCCCTGCAACAAGCGCATCTGGTCAATGGCGCTCGATGACTTTTCAAACTGGCGCATATAGTTCTTAAAGCCTGGAGCGCCAGCCTCAATTGCGTTGTCGATAACTGGCAACAACTCAGCCAGTTGGCCTTTGGCCAAACGCAAATTAGATTGCTCTCCGGCCAACTTGCCAGCCATGGCATCTGTGATGTCTTTTCTGACACTGTACAAAGCCATTGGGTCAATGGTCCCAGTCTCAGGATTGACGCGCTTGGCCAATAGGCTATTGACATAGCCCATCGCCTCATCGACTGTTTTGCGCTGCGTTGCAGGGTTGGCCATGATGCCGGAGATGGCATTTGTGATCGGCTCAACGCTTACTGGCTGTTTATTAGCAAACGCTGATTCACGCAATGGGCCTGTAACGCTGGCTCGTTTGGCTTCAGCGTATGGGATAGAGCCAGGGGTGGTCACATCGCCACCACGGCCACCGAGCCTTCTGAATGACTCAAGCAAAGCCTGCTGATTTGCAGACAGAACACTTGGGAATGCACCAGACTGGTCCAATGCGCGGATAGCAGTCTCAGCCGCGGCAAGACCAGGATCACGCGCACCAGCTGCTGTCGTAACCCTTACACCTGGGACAAGTGGCTGGGCCTGCTGCAAATTGAGTGCTGCACGTTCCGCATCTGTGGCCAGTCGATTCAAGACATTGCCAACAATGACCTCTCGGCCTGCTTGCGTAAATGGTTTGACCATTGCGCCAGGCGCTTCTAGGATTCTTTGTGTAGGTGAGAGCTTTGGACCACCTGGGGCGACCATGCCGGCCAACATTGCACCGCCAACTTGAAGCGCTGGAGGCGCACCACCTTCGCGCAACATTCCACCGGCAGTGGATGCTGTCAGTGCAGCCGCTGTCTGGGCCTTGGGGCTTTGCGCAAAGAATTGAGCCAAGTCTCTACCCATGCCAGGCAATCTTGGCGCGACTTCACCGGCAGCACGGGCAAGGCCGCTTGTGCCATAGCCGGCAGTAGCCACATCTTGAATGACACGCTCTTGAGCTGTTCTAGCTTCTGGAAAACCGATGCCTGTCAATGTCTTTTCAACCGCTTGGCTTTGCGTTGGAATCCTTGTTCCAGCAGCCAAGTTAAAAAGATTGACCATCGGATCGACCACCATGGGTAGCAGGCCACCGGCAGTCAATGCCGCTTGGGCCATGGGTCGAACGGCCAAACCAGCCTGTCGGCCTAATGTGTCTGGTGACATTGCTGGCGCAGCAGTTGGTAGAGGCATTGTCTTCAATATCTCTGTGATCTGCTCCATTGTCATGTCGTCTGGAAATCCGACAGGACCAACACCGATCACATTTACATATTTGGTCATGGCCTCACCTTACTGGTAAACAAATTGTTTCTTGACTGGGTCCCATGTTGGGACACCAGGCATCATTGGCTGTGCAGCAGGGGCAGCACTAGGTTGTGGTGTTAATGGTGTGTAAGCCTCATAAGCCTTGCCGGCAGACTTTTGCATTCCCAATGTAACAACACGCCTAGCTTCTGCTTTTTGAGCAATCTTTTCTGGTGAATCTCCCACCATTGGGAAATAGGTTGCATATTCTTGTTTTGCCTCATCTACACCAATGGCAGCGCCAGATTCTTTGCGCAGTTTGGCGCGAATCCAGTCTTGCGCTGCTTGGTCAAATTGTTGCGTCTGCACACTTTGGCCGGTTCGAGCCAATGCACCGCCAACAAACGGCACAGCCTCGGCAAGTCGGGTCCCTGCGCCTGGTTGTGAGCCAGCGGGTAAATTGTTAATGATGCTTTGAGCCAATTCCATACGCTGGGCAAAGCCGGCAGCATTTGTTTCACCCTCTGTCGGCTTACTGCCAGAAACACCTTTGAGTTGTTGGCCACCAGCGCCCATGACCGGCATGGCAGCACCGCCTGGTGCTTTTGGTACATAGGCAAAACCTTCTGGGGTTTCGACTCGGTCAAACGCACTACGGGCAAATTCTTGTTGACGCAAGCCAAGGCCAGCCTGGGCCACGCCCAAATTGCCTTGGGCCACTTTCAAGTTGGCAATCTCACTTGGTGTCATTGTCTGAGCAAATGTTTCGCCACCTTTCAGTGCCGACTTGTTAACAGCCACAGTCTGACCGCCAAGGTTTGTCAAAACAACATCACGTTTTGGACCATAGCCTTGCATGGTTTTAACGCTGCCGTCTTTGTATTGCTGGACCAAAATGGGGTTGCCTTTGGTGTCGGTCACCTCAATAGGTTGGCCAACTATCTCTGGTCTTGGGTTGATTTTCTCAGCCATCTCTTGGAATCTTTTGGCATCTTCAGACCTGCCTTGAGCTGCATAGATATCGGCAATCTGCTGATACTGGCCAGCCTTTAGTTCGTTGGCGCTTGGTGGCTGAATGCTTGCAGCCAGTTCAGCACGGGCAACTTTGGGGCCAAATGGGCCAGCCTCAGAAACAGGCGCTCTTAAAGCCTGCTGCTCTGGGCTTAATACAGTTGGTGCAGGGCCAGTTAATACGCCTGCGACTTGAGTTTGCAAGTCTCTAGCGCGTTGACCCTCTTTTAGCTTTTCACCCAAAAGCATTTGCTGAAATGCGTTTGTTGTGCCTTTCTCATAAGCACCTTGACCGGCCTCAAAAGCTGATCCAAGTGCTTGGCCCAAGCCAATGCGTTGTGGGCCACGGCCACTTGCTTTAAGTAATTGAGCTGCTGCCGCCAACGAGGACTGCAAGCCTAATTGCTCACGCTGTTTTGCAGTCAGTAGCTTTTCAAGTTCGCTATCTGAACCACCACCAAACATATTGCCCAAGAGACCTTGGAAATCAAATTCAGCCATTTTTATTCCTTAACCGCTAATCGCGCCTAAAAGACCACCACCAAGTGCAAAGAGTGGATTGCCACCAGACAGTTTGAAACCAGCCAATGCACCGCCTAAAGCGCCAGACGCTGGGTTTGAATACTGGGGAGTCGTTGACTGCATTCCAAGGTTGGCTGGAGTAGCACCAAGGCTTGACTGAACAATGCCCAAACGCTGCAAGCCAATATTTCGGATTGCATCCATTTGTTGCTGGCTCAGAGCCTGACGCGCACCGCCAGCGCCCATGACAGCTTGAGCGCCACCAAGACGCAATGCTTGTTGCTGGGCCGCAAGACCTCCCAATTGGTTTGCACCGCTTAGTCGCAATTGAGCGCCTTGCAAGCCAGCCGACTGGTTGGCCAAGTCTGCCGCTTGCTGTCTTGCAATGTCTTGCTGGGCCAGTGCCGCAGCAGTGTCAAAGCCCTGAGTTCTCATCTGCGCTGCCGTGGCGGCCGCTTGCTTGCCATAGGCCGCATTGGTCAAAGCCTCGGCCACACCTTGGCGCGATCCACCAAAGGCACGCGCTTGTGTGGCCTGCTGACCGATCTGACGATTGGCAGCTTGCCTAGCAGACTCAATGTCTCCCAGTGTGTTTTGGATCACAGTGTTTTGAAATGGGTTTAAATAGTTGCTGATGTTGGAGCCAGACAACTGGGATGCCTGCACGGCAGCAGGCTGGTAAACACCACCATAAGCCGCCATTTGAGCTGCCAAGTCAGTGCCACTGATGCCTGGGCCAGCAAGCCCCGTGTTGACCAGAGCTTGCTCGCCTGCCTGGTACATGGGATTGAAACCAGCAAACTGCTGAGTCGGCAAAGCGCCAGCGACCCCTTGGGCCTGCTGAAAGTTGGTTAAGAATGCTTCTTTGATCTGTGGATCAATAGAGCTTGTTGATGTTGTGCTTCCACCTTTAGACATTTTTTATCCCTTCAATCCAGTAATGATCTGATTTTCTTTGCAGGCACTTTGCCTTCGTTAATCATGTCCAAAAGTCCACGACCATATTTTTTGACTGATGATTTCTTGATGACATACTCACCGCGATCAAGATATCCAGCGCCATCATCTGGGCCAGGTGGGTTGGGGCCAAGTAGGCTGTGGACCATGCCGCCTTTGGCGTATGCAGAGTCACCATCAGCACCAGTGCCTGGGCCGCCACCAGTATTGCCATCACCACCGCCACCATCACCACCGCCATCACCGCCACCATAATCTGTTTGGGTATTGATTAAAGACTGAGCCTTGTCAGCTGCTGCTTTATTCAACACTGCCAACTCTGAATATAGGTTGGGGTTGTAGCCACCCAATGGCGTATTAGGCACAAAGTTGGCATAAGGGTTTTGGAATGCCCCATTATTCATTTGCGACATGATTGCCGAATATGGGGAAACACCACCAGGTGTCACAGCTGGGTTGTACTGAGCGCCAAGAGGAATGGCCTGATAGTTTGCAAAGTTCTGTGCAAATGGTGACTGTGGAGTTGTTGGCTGCCTTGGTGTCGTTGGCGTTGTTGGTGTCACTGGAGTAACCGGAGTCACTGGAGTAACCGGAGTCACTGGAGTAACCGGAGTCACTGGAGTCACTGTCGTTGGGGGCGTGATTCTAAAATTAGAACCAATTGGAGCCTCAACTGGCGCGACCGATTGCACCTCACCCCTGGCACGGGTCAAATCAGCAATTGTGAAGTTAGTGCCAAGTGAGCTGTTAAACAAATTGACAGTCTGCTGTGGTGTCAATCCAAGTGAGTCAGCATACAAAATGCCGCGCACTGTGGCTTGAGTATCATTGCCATTAGTGCCTTGGTAGATGTAATTTTTGAAGTCATTGCCAGTCAGCAGGCCCGCGCCTTGAGTGGCTCCAGCCGATAACCTAGTCGCCTCACCACTGGCACGGGTCAAGTCTGCTTGCGTGAAGTTAGTGCCAAGAGAGGTATTAAATAAGTCCACAGTCTGCTGTGGAGTCAAGCCCAATGACCTTGCGTAATTGATGCCCCTGACTGTGGCCAATGTATCGTTGCCGCCAGTGCCTTCATAGATGTAGTCTCTAAATGCATTGCCAGAAGCTGGCCCAGCGACTCGGTTGTAATCACCCACTGTGAAGTTAGTGCCAAGTGCATCGTTAAATATCTTGGTGGCCTCTGTGGGTGTGTAACCCATGTTTTTCAGATAGTCCACACCGCGCTGGGTGGCTGTAGCATCAGTCGCACCACCAGCATAAATTAGGTTTTTAAATTCTTGGGGACTGATTTGTGTGCCTTGTTTTGCAGCGACCACAGACTCATAAGATGATGGCGAGAAATTAGTGCCAAGCGCATCATTGAAAAGTTTTGTGGCCTGCTGAGAAGTCAGGCCCATAGACTGCGCATAGTCAATGCCGCGTTGGGTGGCCACAGCATCATTTACACCGCCCTGGTAGATGAATGCTTTAAATTGTTGTGGTGTCAATGCCATCTTTATTCCCCTAAAGTTCCTTTGCAAGGACAGACCATTTTGGACTGTAGCCTTCGTCTTTCAAAAATGTATTGGCCCAGCCTCTTCGGCCTGCCAATGTCACCCTGGTGCAGCCAACAGACTTGCCCCAGGATTCGATCAATGGTCTCATCCGTGAGAGTTCATCTAGGTCGCCACCAGCCAGAAAATAATGCAAATTCTTTAGCCTGGGATAGACAATGATCTCTGTCAACACCACCGAGTCCTTGGCTGGCCACAGCTGTAATCTGTGATCCTCAACCATCTCAGTAACATCGTCAAAATTGTGCGTTCCACCACTGTATTCTAAGGCCGCCTCCACATGATGGCGCAGCCTGTCCAATTGTTCTTGGTCGCTCATCGCTTACCGCTTGGGACTGCATCCAGTCTCATCACCCCAATGCGCCAGTCGGCCAATACCGCACCAGTCACCACCATGTTGACCTGGCGGCCAGAAAACCTGACGCTAGTTGGGTTTGCTGCCGTAAATGGTCCAAATGTCGATTGTGTGCCAGTGGGATAAAGCCTAGTCTTAAACGACACCACCGCCTCACCCAAGGTTTGCTCATCTGGGACCACTTGCCGCACCGACATGATGTTGTCGCCATTGCCCAGTTGCACTGGGCCAGACTCTGCAAACAAGGTCGATCCATCGTAGTTGTAGCCCACCTCATGCTCGTAAACGTACCCTGTAGTCGAAACCATTAAGGGGTATGTAAAGACTCCAGCATCGACACCAGCAGTTCTGGCCAATGAGCCTATGGACCAATGGTTTTCTCGGTAGTTGAAAGTCACATACGAATCATTTTCGTTGCTGGCGCTGGATGGATAAAACCACCAGATTTCGCCAAATTCGCTATTGTGGACCGCATAAACTTTGGACTTTTGACCATAGTTGATGTTTGTGAAAATGTAGTCAGAGACATCGCAAGGCAGTGGCTTGACGTAGCCGTCATAAGTCCAGAAACCGCTGCTAGACATCCAAATGGCAGCAGTGTCAATGGCCGCCACAGACTGGGCCGAAATAAGGCCGCAGCCGCTTCCAGCCTTCTCAAAGCCATAGACAAATGGCGCGCCAACGTACTGGGCCGTGTGGACATCCACATCGGTAAACATCAAGTTGACACCCTTGACCCGCTTGCCAGCCAATAGGCTGCCAGGTGTGGTCAGCTCATAGTCTCCTGCCTGATTGTCGCCTGCCGGTGTCCAAAGGGTATTGTCCTCTTGATCGCACCACTGGACTTTGCGTGGGTTGCCACCAGCGCCAAGGGCAAACAGAAACCTCTCAGCAGTCACCATGATGGCCTTGTTGTTAACTGGCGCGTTTGTAATAACAGCAGCCAATGTGGGTGTAGCAAAGCCAAGCTGCCACTCATAAATCTTGCCATCGTAGTTTGAGCAAGCCACCAAATACTCGCCCCAAGTGTCCAGTGACCAAGTCGTGGCTGGGATGATGGTCCCAGTGTCCGGCCTTGCCACACCATAGGCAAAGTTGCCATAGGTGCTGTAGCCGTAACCAGTATTGACCTGCGCGCTGGCATAGCCCACACTGAAACTTGTTGGCGTGATATCTTTGAGTGTGCCAGCCTCGTTCATTGCAA